AACAAAATATTAGACACAGTAAGTTCTTCTTGCGAAGCAGGTATATGGTGGTTTTCTGAACCAAAACAAACAACTGAAGATAGAATTTTAGAAAAATTAGAAAAAATTGAAAAACAATTAAAAATAATAAATAAAAAATTAAAAAAATAATAAATTTAATTAGAGGCTTATGAAAATGTTTTGGATTTTAATCTATGTCTTCTTATTAGGAATGTTTTATATTTCCGCTTCGGTTTGCTTCAGCGTCAAGGAGTTTGAATGGTTGTCGTGGATTTACATAATTACTTTCGCTTGCTTAATGGTATCTTTTGGACACTTAATTTTTAAAAAATAATATGAAAAAAAACAAAACCGAAGTAGGTAAATGGTATATCAATGGCGATGTAATTCCAGAATACGCCAAAACAACTGAAGACATAATTTTAGAAGAACTTATTAAAGCCCATAAACAGTTAGAAGAAGTTGGAAAACAATTAGAAGAAATAAACAAAAAATTAAATGGATAAAATAAAAACAATAAAAGAGGAGAGAAAAACATATTTAGGAATTGATTATGTTTTAAAAATGTTAGGGACTAAAAATTATAAGAATATAGACGATGAAAAAATAAATGATAATGTTTGGTGGGTATTGGAATATGAAAAAAAGGATGAGCAATTTGCGAGAAGCACTTTTAGAAATTTTTTGTGGTATGATACGAGGGGAATGGCGGGATCTCGGTTAAAAGATAAATATAACCAGTGCGAATTAACAGCGATTGATATGATAAACAGATTATTAGCGGGACATTTTTTTAGTAGAATGAAATTTATTTTAATGTTTTTATTTAGGGAAATAAAATTTTTTATAATTTGCGAGAGGCGTATTTTTTGGAAAAGGATTAAGTATTTTAAAGAATTATTTAAAATTAGAAAGCAATGGAAAGCTGGACAAAAAAATGGGAAGCCGATAGGAAAAAATTAAAAGAAGTTTTTGCCGACAAGGGAATGGTTTATTGCGAGGCGAGATTGCCTGGATGTTTGGTTAATAATTTTCTTTCCTTCCACCACCGACATAAAAGAATTTGGTATAAAAGAAAAGGGCGGGAAAGATTATTAGGGAGTTTCAATCAGGTAATTTTAGTATGTCAGAGTTGTCACGATTTATTAGAAAACAATAAGGAGCTTTCAAACAAAATATTTAAAGAGTTAAGAAAGATTGACAAAAGACAATAAAACATATACAATAATTGTAGAAATAAAGATTAAAATAATAGCTATGCAAAAAAATATAATTACTAGTAATATAGCCACCGTATTATGCCATTTTTTGGAACGGTGGTTTTGTTTTTATAAAAAATGGAATTAAAAAATACTCAAATTTTAATTACGAAAAATAAAAAAAGTAATAAAAAACATAAAGGATATTCAATTCAAATTTGGATTGATAAAATAAGCTCGTGGCTTGTGTTTGATAATTTCAAATCATTAAAGCAGGCTAAAGAGTTTTTGGCAGACAAAAAGGAAATTGCCGAAGTAAAGAGGTATATTAAAAAAGTGATAAAAGGGGATACTGCTTTAAAGGAAAAAAATGCACGGAATAAAAGTAAAGGCGTTAAGCGTTAACTCCGTATGGCAGGGACGCAGGTTTAAAACTAAGATTTACAAAGATTATGAAAATGAGGTATTATATTTATTGCCGAGAATAAAAATACCCGAAGGCAAACTAGAACTTGAATTATTATTTGGAGTGTCTAGCAAAAATGCGGATGCGGATAATTTAGTAAAGCCGTTCGCAGATATTTTACAAAAAAAATATAGGTTTAATGATAAATTATTTTACAAAATAAAAGTAGAAAAAATTGATGTTAAGAAAAAGGAGGAGTTTATAAAATTTAAAATAAAAAAATATGGAGAACATAAAAGGAATTTTTGACGGGGTAAATATGATAACAGAAGACGGAGAAAGCTATCCCGTTCCCGATAATTATGCTTCAAAATCAAAATTATTAGAGGGAGACGGAATGGAATTAAAAATAAGTGCGGATGGCGACTATTATTATAAAATAGTAAATACCATACATAGGATAAGAGCCATTGCGAATATTATAAAAGAAGATGATCAGCTTTTTGTTTTTTATGATAACAAAAAATATAAATTAAATGCTTCGGTTATTTCTTATTATGAATTAAAAGAGGGGAGTAAGGTTATGGCAGTTTTGCCGAAGTTTAAAAAAGCGAAGTGGGCTGCGATAGAGGGGAAAATAAAATAATGAAAAAAAAATATAAATATTTTGTTAGTTTTATAGGGGACGGGAAATTTGGAGATACGATTTTTGAAATTGATAAGCCTCTTAATTGTTGGGAAAGATTTACAGAGGTTAGAGAGCATATTGAAAAAGCAGTTAATTATAAAAAAGTTGTTTTATTAAATTTTAAAAGAATTAAATGAGGAGTATGAATAATAAAAAAGCGAAAGAAATATTAAAAGAGGCGGTTTATAAGAAGCTAAAATTAAGTGATTTAAAACCGGCTAAATATAATCCTAGAATAATGACAGATGCTCAGCTAGAGGAACTTGAAAAAAGTATAAATTTGGCATACATCGAACCGATTGTGGTCAATAAGGACTTAACTATTATAAGCGGACACCAGCGGTATAAGGTTTTAAAAAAAAAGGGCATAAAGGAAAGCACTTGCGGTATTATAGATGTGGATAAAAAAACAGAGCAGAAATTAAACCTGTCTATGAATCAAATATCCGGCTTTTGGGATGAAGACATGAGAAATGAGTTAGTGTTTAAATTAAAAGATGATGATATTCCGGGGTTTGATGAAACCGAGAAGGAACAGATATTATTACAAAGGCAGTTAAAATTTCAAACACAAGAATCCTACGAACCTGACGAAGATGAGGAATTAAAAATGCTATTTGAGCGAAACGAAAAAGTGCCGGTAAAAGTTGAAGAGCCGGAAGCGATGCACCGGAAAGACCAGCTAGCATTTTATGTTGAAACATTTGAAGAATATGATAAAATTAGAAATTTTTTCAAAACAAGCAGACAAGGAGAATTAGATAAGGACGCATTATTAAATCTTTTGAAATGAAATTAGAAAAATATCATTCTCCAAGGATATCAAGTGAATTTGGCGACTGCTCTATGCCGATAACATTTGACCAGTATTCTAATTGTGCATTTAATTGTGCTTATTGTTTTAGTCAATACATAAGGGGCGTTGGTCCGGCATCTAAAAATTATAACAAGAAGCAGGTAATAAAGGCGGTCAGTTTAGATGAGATAAAAAAAATTTGGAGCGGAGAAAAAAAAACCGGATATTACGATTGGATAAAAGCAAGGAAACCGATACAGTGGGGTGGGCTGTCAGACCCGTTTTGTCCATATGAAAAAAAGTATGGAGTTGGGTTAGAACTTTTAAAATTTTTTAACGAAGTTAAACAACCGATTAGCTTTTCTAGTAAGGGCGATTTGGTGCTTGAAGATGAAAGATATTTTAATGAGTTTAAAAAAGCCGGAAATATGTGGCACTACAAAGCCAGCATAATTACCCTAAGCGACTCGAAGAGTCGTTTACTAGAAAAAGGCACGCCAACACCACAAAGGAGAATTGAGGTTCTTAAAACGCTGAATAGAGAGTGTGGAACGCTGACTACTTGGAGAATGCGACCATTTATAGTTGGGGTGACGGATTTAGACTTGGAAGAACAAATAAGGACTGCCAAAGAGATTGGTTGCCAAAGTATCACAACTGAATTTTTTTGTTTAGATACGAGAGCATTTTTTAGGAACGAAACATTGAGAAATTACAAAGATATTTCAAAAGCGTCCGGGATGAATTTATTGAAATTTTACAAGAAATACGGTGGCGGTTGCGGGTATGTTAGATTGAAATATGATTTTTTAAAAATTTATGTAAAGAGGTATATTGAATTGTGCAATAAATACAAGATAAAATACTTTATATCAGATGCGATGCACAAAGAAAAAAGTTGCGGTGGAAGTTGTTGCGGTTTACTAGACAACAATAAATATTTTAAAGGATACGCTAAAGAGCAGATGACTTATTTAATTTTAGTTGCTAAGAAAAAGGGGCATATAACCCTTGACGATGCTAGGAGCTTTGCGGATGATGCCGAGAAAAGTTGGAGAAAAAACAGCAGGATAGAAGACCATATGAATATTGGCAACAAAAGAGGCAGATTAAGAGATATGACATATTACGATTATTTTATTAAAAGGTGGAACGATGGATTTTTCGAAAAGTATTTTGACGGAGTATTGCAGATTAAAGGAAAGGATAAGAACGGAAATGCAGTATATTTTTATAATAATAAAAAAGCACGAATATGAACGAGGATTACAAATAAGGTATAATTTAAAGTGATGAAGATAGCGTTGTTAAATTTTGAGTTAATGAAAGTTGGGGGCGTAGTGACATTTCAGCGTCAAATTTATGATATGTTTAAAGACGGTGGGCATATTCCAATAATATTTTACACGGGAGGAAAAAATAAAGCGTCTAATGAACTGAATAAGGACGGATATTTCACAGTTAACTACCAAAAGAAAGACTGGGTTAAAATGAAAAGAAGTTTGGAAGCGTTTGATGTTATACTGATACCGCAGGCGTTTTGTAAAAAGGGAAGTCCTGAGTATTTATACCCACTGAAAGGGAAAAAGGTTTTCATAGTGATTCACGACCCTGCCGAGGATAAGTTAAAAGACCGTGCATTACTAAAGTTAATATTAAATAATTACAAGAAACTGAAAATTGATTTAAGGGCTATTTTTATTAGACCCGCTCCGAAGAAGTATTACGAGGATAATTACAAATTGGAAAAAACGATTTTCATAAAACATCCGTATAAAAGAAGGTGCAAGTTGCAAGAAAAAAAAGAGGATTTAATTATAAGCACTACAAGGATAGATTTTGACAAACATATTGAATACATTGTGGCGAATATGGATAGATTTGAAGGAAGGTTGGAAATATATAGCAGTTGGATAAACAGAGTTTACGAATGGCATATTTTGGACGGGAGATATAATTGGAAAAGAAGATGTTATTGTGGAGGATTCGATTTTCACGAAATGGAAAAGATTTATTCAAGAGCAAAAGTGATGATTGATATGAGCCATATTGCAGATGACGGTGGAGGAACTCAATACACTTTTTTGGAAGCTATGGATTATGGGGTGGCGATTGTTGGAAACGAAAAGTGGAATACGAAGTATGGCGAAATGCGACCCGATAAAAATTATTTATTGGCTAACGAAGGAAACTTAGCTGACAAGGCAAACGAATTATTAAAAAGTAACATTAAAAGAAAAGAGTTGGTTCAGAACGGGTATGAGTTATTAAAGATACATAATTACACTCAAATCCTTCCTGAATATATTGACTTTTTAACAAAAAAAGATGAAAACATATAATGATAAAACTAAACATTGGAAAGAAATCTCAAAAAAATTGAAGGGGTGGGAAAGGCGTTTAATTGAGCTAAGAAATTCCGGTGCCGGATATAACGAAATAAGGGATTTATTACAAAGGGAATTTCCTAATCAAAAAAAAGGATTTAAAACGAATCAGCAATTAAGAACATTACTTTATAAGGGCGGAAGATTAAGCAAGGAATATAATATATATAGTGAAATGATGGCGGAAGAGAGTTTTGAGCAAGGGCAGTTGATTTTAAAAAATATTTTCAAGCAAGCCACAATGACGATTGCTAATTTGTTGAGCAAAAGCACGAATGATGCGATAAGATTAAATGCTGCTAAGGAAATATTGGCAAGGAAATTAGGAACGCCCGTTCAAATGATAGAAAATAAAGATTCCGAGGAGTTAGAAGAGTTAAGGGAAAAATTAAAAGATATTTTATGAAAAAAAAAACAAATTAAAACCTATTGATATAATTTTAAGTTGTTTTCAGATAAACGATAATCCCGCTAATGAAGTTTTAACGCCGACACAAAAACTAATTTTTGGGGAATTGATTGAAAGAAAAAACAAAAGACTTCAGATTGAAAGCTCTACACAATATGGGAAAAGTTTAACAGTAGCGTTAGCGTGTGTGTGGCTTGCTTGTATGAAAGGAAAAGTAGTGGCGGTTGTAGCACCGAATGCACAAAAAGCTAGGATTATAATGAGATATTTTATTGACCATTTGGGGGATAGCCGTTTATTTTATTCAAGGCTTGAAGTTGGCACACGATTAGAGCGGTTGAGAAAAGAAGAGAGTAAGGAAAGAATAATGTTAAAGGGGAATGGTGGTATTTATGTGTTGTCTACAAATGAAAGAAGTTTATTGAAAAGTTTTGAAAGTGCGATGGGCTTCGGGGCGGAAATAACAATACTTGATGAAGCGTGTTTAGTAAGTGATAATTCGGAAGCGTCTATTTATAGAATGATTGCGGGGAAAAAGGATGCTTTCTATTGTAAAATTGGAAATCCGTTTTACAGGACAGAACCATTTAGCCATTTCTTTAAGTCAAGTAATAATCCAAAATATAAAAAATATGTAATTAATTATAAGGTTGGGTTAAAAGAGGGGCGATACACTGAAGAATTTATTGAAGAAGCGAGAGGGAAACCATTTTTTGATGTTTTATTTAAGTGTGAGTTTCCGCCAGAAGAAGAAGTTGACGACAAAGGGTATAGAAGACTATTAACGATTGAGCAGATTAAAAATGCCTTTGTTGATAAATTGCCAGAATTTTATGCGGGTAAATTTAGATTGGGTTGTGATATTGGGCGGGGAGGAAACTTCAATGCATATGTGGGCAGGGATAATTCTTATATGTGGGTAAATGGAATAAATAAAAGCACGGATTTAATGACAAATGTAACGGAAATAGAAAAGGCGGATGCAGATATAAATGCGATTGACGACATTGGCGTTGGCGGGGGCGTAGTTGATAGATGTAGGGAACGGGGGATTTATGTTATTCCAGTTGTTGAGGGAGGCAGTGCGGAGGAGAATACTGTTTTTGCGAATATTAGAAGCGAGTTATTTTTTAGATTTAAAGAATGGATTTTATCAGGCGGGAAATTATTGCGGAGTGACCATTGGTTGTTATTAAATGAAATTAAATGGAAAAAAAACTCAGCAGGTAAATTTATGATTGAGCCGAAAGATGAAATGAAAAAAAGGGCGAGGGGAATGATGTCATTATTGGGTTCGGATAGCCCCGATGTTATAGATGCTGGGAGCTTAACCTTTATAAGTGATAATAAACCAAAGGTGGAATTCTTAGAAGCAGAAGCGGATGAGCCGAAAGTGGGAGTTTTAAGAAAAATTAAAGACTTAGAAAATAAAATAGTAAATAAAAAAGATTTAGGAGTTTGACGATAAGTATTTATAATTATATAATTAAAATAAAAGTGGGGGGGGTTAACAATAACTACCCTATTTTATGATTAAAGAATTTTTTGAAAAGATTTTAAATAGAACAAAATACTTTTTTAGCGGAAATCTTTTAGTGTCGGGAATGGATTTGCCGACAGCGTCCACGAAAGATTATCTTGAAAGTTTTAGGGCGTCTTCTCTAGTGCATTCTTGCACAAAAAAAATAGGAGAAAAGATGTCTACGATTGAATACGAGTTATATAGTTTACGGGGGCTTAATGCGAAAGAAATAGAACAGCATGAGATACTTGATTTATTAGCTAAGCCAAACAGTTTAATGACGGGAAGTCAGCTGGTTGAAATAACTTCTATTTATTTGACGCTATTAGGAGATTGCTATTGGTATAAAGCGAGGAGTAAAAATAAACAAATTATAGAGTTGTGGTTAATGCGACCAGACTTAACAAGCATAGTTCAAGCTAAAGACGGAAGCGTTGCGGGGTATAAATTTAGAAACGGGGCGAATGCAATTATCTATCCGACGGAAGATGTAATCCATTTCAAAGAGCCAGATCCACTATCAGATTATTATGGTTATTCAGCGGTTAAGTCAGCCATGGAAGTTATTCGGGCGGATGTTTACGCTAAGAAATGGAATACCCGATTTTTTTACAATTCCGCTAGACCAGACGCAATCTTAACGACTAAGCAAGAGATTGGAAAAGAAGACAGGGATGAGATAAGGCAGAAGTGGACAATGAAATACGGGGGTTGGGAAAATGCCCAAAAAGTTGCGGTGCTATCACACGGATTGGAATATAAGCAAGTGTCCGTTACTCAAAAAGATATGGACTTTGCGAATATGAGAATTGCTAACCGTGATGATGTTTTGATGTCTTTAGGCGTTCCGAAAAGTATTGTGAGTGTTACGGATGATGTTTCTAGGGCGAACGCTGATGCGGGAATTTATGTTTTCTTGTCAGAAACGATTAAGCCGAAAATGGAAAAAATGGTTGATATTCTTAATCAGTTTTTAATTACTGATTTTGGCGAGGATTTATTATTATTATCAATAGATCCAACGCCCGAAGATAATACTGCTTTAGATGACCATTATGTAAAGGCTTATAACAAATGGTTGACAGTTAATGAAATAAGAATAGAGCAGGGTTATGATCCCATTGACGGGGGAGATATTTTATATATGTCCGCTAATAATAAAGACGGAGAAGAAAAATCAATTATTGAAATTGGGGGAGATGTCAAGGCGAAAGATTATTATAATAAGAAAAAGGAAAAGAGATTAAGGGAAATTTACAAGAGAGCAATGCGAGGGCGGAAGCTGTTTAGGCTAAAAGAAAATATGGTAGATAAAATTACAATCAGTATTTCTCAAGAAATAGATAAAATAATTAAAAACAAAAATAATGAAAACGAAAAAGATATAGTTTGGAAAATATTTGATGAGCGATTACAGAAGTGGGATAAAAAGTTTAGAAGTTTAATGGATTCATTATTTAGAAGTCAAGAAAAAAAAGCCATTAAGGAATTGGAAAAAATAAAGCCGAACAAAAAAGCTAAGGGCAATGATTTGGGCTTGCTTGATTTTAAAAAAGAAGTTAATATATTTATAAAAAAAGCAACGCCAGTGATTAAGAGTATTGTAGCGGAAGCGGGCAATTTAGCTTTACAAGAAGTTGGAAAAAAAATAAAAAAAGATTTTGATATTAACGATCCGATGACAGCCGAGTGGATTGATAAAAAAGCGATGAAGTTTGGCGAGGAGGTTAATGAGACAACTATAAAAAAATTAAAAGCAACTTTGGCGGAAGGAGTTTTAAAAGGCGAAAGTATTGCCCAATTAAAAAAGCGGGTTGAAGATTTATTTGAAATGTGGTATACTGGGAGAGATAAAACTATTGCGAGAACAGAAGTTTTATCTTCCAATAACGCAGGGAGTTTATTTGGCTATGAGCAGTCGGGGGTAGTAGAATATAAAGAATGGTTAGCGACAAGAGACGCTAGGGTAAGAGACAGCCATAAATATTTGGATGGCGAAAAGGTATTACTTAATAAAAAATTTAGCAATGGATTAGAATACCCTGGCGATCCGAACGGAAGTCCAGAGGAAATAATAAATTGTCGTTGCACTTTAATACCGATAATAAAATAAAAAAAATTAACTTTTTATTACAATAAATTATGAAAAAGATTTATGGATTAGGGGAGGCAAAACTAAAAGGAATTGCCGAAGACGGAACATTTGAAGCAATCATTTCAGGAATAAAAACCGATAGATATGGCGACACTATTGATCCCGAGGGTTGGGACTTAAAAAATTACAAAAAAAATCCCGTGCTTTTATGGGCTCACGACCATTCAATTCCTGCTGTGGGTAAAGCGTTAAAAGTTTGGGTTGAAGATAAGGTTTTAAAATTAAAGGGCGAGTTTGCCCCTACTCAATTTGCACAAGAGTTAAAGTTATTAGCGGAGGGCGGATTCTTAAAAGCATTTTCAGTTGGCTTCGCACCGAAAGATTATAAGTTTAATGATAAGGGGGTAGATTTTCTATCACAGGAATTACTAGAAACTTCTTTTGTTAATGTGCCTGCTTATGCGGATGCTTTAATGAAAGGAGTGGCGGAAGATAAAAATAAATACAAACATTTTATTAAGGAAACGGAAGGCACTTTAAATTGGGATAAAATAATTGAAACGGATGATCGGGAAAAAATTGTAAAAAAGGAAAATGAGATTATATTTACACAAAAAGAATTTGAAGATTTTAAAAAGGAAATGGAAGTAAAAGCGGGAAAAGTTTTAAGTAAAAAAAATAGAGATTTAATTAACTCGGCGATAGACGCAATGGATAAGGCTACGGAGCCTTTAAAGAATTTATTGGAAGCTACTGATGAAGCTATCAATAATTCTTCTTCTGTAGCCAATGGTCGGACAGAAGCGTCTAGTGAAGCTAAGGCTAATCTAAAAAAAATAGATTCAGCGAAAGCTAAAGACCAGTTAATTAAAATTGCGAATAAGGCAATAGAAGCCTATTTAATAAAGGCGAGGGAATTGTCTAGAAAAAATAATTAAAAAATTATGGATGAAAAAGAATTAGTTAAATTAGTTGGTGAGGCGGTTAACACTGCTGTCACTAAAGAATTTGACAAAATCAAAGAACAAGTAAAGGAAACTAAAGGGGAAGTTAAATTTGTTAGCAAGGAAAATGAGATAGCCGAAAAGTCTGTTTTGAATATCAAGAACCACCGAGCTCCTTTTGTAAAATTAGGAGCAGAAATGGAAAAATATTGCAACGACTTAAAGCAGATGATTAAAGGGGCTCCGGTTTTAAAAACCGAACAAGAAAAAGCTGCCTTTAATATTGGAGATGACGCTGACGGCGGATACACTGTGCCTGAAGATTTGGAGTCTGCAATTCTTTCTTATGTAGAAGAAGAAACTATTGTCCGACCACGAGCTACAACTGTTAAGATGAAATCAGACACTTGGACAAAAAATAAGTTAGACCAGTCAAGCACACAGTTTGGCGGGGTAACTGTTTCTTGGGTAGGTGAGGGCGTTACTGCGGATGATACTTCATTTGCTTTGACGCAAATTTCAATGACCGCTAGGAAAATGTTATTGCTAACAACCGAATCAAGAGAGATTTTATCCGACAGCAATATTGACTTTGCAAACTATGTTGTAAATATCTTCGGACGGGCTATGGCTTATTATGAAGATTATTACTTCTTGCGAGGGAACGGAACTACACAGCCATACGGAATAATTTCCGATACTGGTATTGACACAGTCAATAGAGCCGTAGCCAATCAGGTAAGTTATGCTGATGTTATTTCAATGTTTTACGGATTGAAACCGCAGTTTAGGAGTAAGGCAATTTGGATTGGCGGAACGGATGTAATTGAATATGTTGATTCCTTGGTGGATGCTACAACTGGCAGACCGATTTGGGCTGATAGTATGAAAGAGGGAACGCCTCCGACTTTGAAAGGGCGACCATTCATTGAAACGGAAAAAGTCCCAGCACTTGGAACCAAAGGCGATTTGTCTTTAGTTGATTTAAGTTGGTATTACATTGGAGATAGAGAGGGAATTACAGTTGATGCGTCTATACACGACAGATTTAGGTATGATGAAATTACGGTTAGGCTTATTAAAAGAGTTGATGGCGTGCTTGCGATGAAAGAAGCTGCCGTTATTCTTGATGTGCCTTCTGTAAGTTAGGAGTTTTGAGAGGAGTAATCTTTTAAAGGATCATTACTCCTCGATTAAATTTCAAACGAAATGAAAACTGCTTTTAAGCAAAAAGACGGAAGCGTCAAGTGGGTTAATTATCAAGACTTGCCGAATATAAAAGGTGAGAGGAAAATTGAAGACCGCATAAAGTATTTTAATAAAAATGATTTTGGTGGGGCGAGTGTTTTAGACATAGGATGTTGGGGCGGGCAAATGATGTTGCAAGCCAAAGAATGGGGAGCAAAAAAAGTTTTTGGAGTAGAGATTGACAGGGATGCGATTAGGTTAGGCAGGGGGCTGGGATTAGATATCATAAGAGACGATATTGAAAATCCTATTTTTTGGAGGGAAATTGAAAATTTTGATGTTATTCTTTTATTGGCGATATTGGGGAATATGCGGAATAAAGAAGCGGTATTATCAAGAGCTAGCCAAAAAGCAAAAATATTATATGTAGAGGGACACGGGAAACAGCATAAGTTTAGTGTAGCTGATTGGATTGATTTATTTTTAACCTATACTACATATAAAAATATTGAGTATTTAGGCGATATACAGGGCAGACCATTCTTTAGACTAACAAATACACCATTTAACACAAAAAACCTCACAGAAGCGAATTTCAAGCGTCTGGCACTCATTGGAAAGCCTGGGGCGGGGAAGACATATACGCTTAAATACTTTAATCAGCCACCGAACAACGGATATAAAGTTTATTCGGATGTTGAAAAAATTGGGGGCGAGGAAAAAGTAATTGTTGATAGTCACGGGGCGTTAACATTGACTAATTATGATTGTGTTATAAATATAATATCGGATAAAAGATTTAAGAGAATTGAGTTAAGGGCGGGGGCTAATTTAGATGATTTTGCTGATACGATTAGCCCGCTTTACAAAAAAGGATTTTATAATTTTTATACAATAAGAAATGACTAGAGATTTAATTTCCGTTATTGTGCCGAACAGAAGCGGGGAAAAAAATGAAAGTTTGACGAGTATTAAAAATCAGACTTATAAAAAGATTGAGATTATTGAAGCAGTGGATAAGAACAATAAGGGGGCTGCTTTTACAAGGAATCAAGGATTAAAAAAAGCCAAAGGGGAGTATATATTTTTTTGTGATAACGATATTGAATTAGCTCCGGATTGTTTGGAAAATCTTTATAACACTTTAAAAGATAATCCGCAGGCGGATTGGGCTTTTGGGAAATTTAGCATTGATGGGGTTATTTTTAACGAGGGAAAAGGGGAAGTGCCTAAAAGGGATTTTACGCAGGAGTTTATTGATTATTTTTGCGGAATTAGCACGATGTCTTTAGTGCGAGCTAAGTGTAATCCAAAAATGGATATTAAGATGAGAAGATTTGACGATTGGGACTTGTGGATAACTTTAACACGAAAGGGATATAAGCCAGCATTCTGCAATCAAATGTTATTTACAACTAAGAATAGACCGAATGGAATTTCAATGCAGAATGATACAGAATTGTGGAAAAAAAGATTATATAAAAAGCATGCTAAAAAAATTGCCGATATTATTATTCCGCACCACGATCAGCACAGAATATTGGCTAGCTGTTTAAGCACTATTGATAATTCAATATTTAATATAATTATAGTTAGTGGCGGGACATTTGCGGTAAATTGTAATAAGGGGGCGAGATTAGCCGAAACGGATAATCTTATTTTCTTAAATGATGATACCGAGCCAGACAACGAAATTTTAATTAAAATGGTTGAGAACGAAAATGATATTACTGGGATAGCCCAATATAGTATGGGGCATAGGCGAGTATTTTATGGGATAGGATTTAAAGATAATTTTTATAAAAGATTTTTAGCGGAAGATCCGAATGATGTTTGTGTGCCGAGTGGATTTTGTTTTAAAGCTAAAAATAAAGTGTGGAAAAAATTAAAAGGCTTTGATGAAATATTTAAAAACGGGGCGGAAGACATTGATTTATTTTTAAGAGCCAAAGAAAAAAAATGTTCAATCGGATATTTAACAGAACATATCAATCACCATATTTCAAGATCCGAGGGGCGATTTGACTTCGCTGATGAGAATGATAAAATACTGGAAAACCGATGGGCGGAAAAACTTTTTACAAAAAAGGAAATTAAGCGAAAGGAAAAAATTGACGGGAGTATTGTAAAAAATAATTTTCTTTTTCGTGGAAAAAAATATGAAAAAGGAGATTTTATAAATTTTGACGGGGATACAATGGAGCAGATAAGAATGATTGGATGTGTTTAATAATTAAATTAAAAAATATGAAAGCAAAATGTATTGCACAATTTAAAAAAAATGATAAAATAATAAAAGAGGATGAAATAATAGAATTATCAAAGGATGAATTTGAGAAAATGGAAAAGGCGGGTTGTGTAGAAAAAATAAAGGGGAGTTTCAAAACAACCGATATAGAAGAAACGCCATTAAATAGACAAATGAAACCAAAAAGAAAAAGGAGGTATATTGCAAATAGAAAATAATTATTATTTGGTCGGACATTTGCAAAAAAAAGATTTTATTCTAATAATTTTTTTAAAAAAAATATGGCAGTATATAATAGTTTTAAAGCAGGGGTTATGAATGGTTCCATAGATTTGGACACGGATGATATAAATGTGTCTCTCCATACTTCTTCTTATACGCCCGATATTGACACAGATGAATTTTACAGCGACATAACAGCTAGTGAAGTTACCTCAGAAAACGGATACACCACCAAAGGACAGTCTTTAGCCAGCAAAACCGTTTCAACTGACACAACCGACGATGAAGGAGTTTTTGACGCTGCTGATGTTACTTGGTCATCTTCTACGATTACAGCCAGATATGCAGTTATCTGGAAAAATACAGGAACGAATACTACTTCCCCGTTAATCGCTTATGTGGATTTTGCGGCTGACAAGACTTCCGATAACGGAGATTTTTCTGTTCAGTGGTCTAGCGAGGGTATTTTAAATTGTAATTAAATTTTAATGAAAATCCCGAGTGTTACTATTGGGACACCGCATAATCGCGACTTAACTCCCGAATATACAATGTCTCTTATCAATCTTTTAAGAGAGACAATAGGAAAAATAAATATCAAGATTAAAATGTATCAATCTTGTCTTGTGAATGTTGGCAGAAATGTCATCGCCAATAATTTACAAACCGACTACCTATTATTTATTGACTCGGACATTACATTTCCTACGTGGGGACTTGAACGTTTAATTTCACACAACAAGGACATAGTGGGCGGGATGTATCACAAAAAACTCCCTCCTCACTTGCCCCTTGTCTATAAGTTTAAGAATTGGAAACATACCCCGATTGCTAATCCCCCCGCAAAGCTTTTTGAGTGCGACGCAATCGGGACAGGATTTTTACTCATTAAAAGAAAAGTTTTGGAAGCTCTTTACAATCCTAAATTTGCCCGTAAAAATGGCTATCCTTTTAATTTTATCCAAAAGCCAGACGGAAACGATATAGGCGAGGATTTAGCTTTCTGTATACGAGCAAAAAAGAAAGGATTTAAGGTTTGGTGCGATCCGACCATTCCTTTAGAGCATATAGGCGATACTGGCTACTCCGCCCAAACGCAATCAGATTATCTTCAAAAACAAATTAAATTTACTTATGATAACAAGATAGAAGGCTGGATGAGTAAGGAGGAACTTAATTGGCTTTATAAAATAGCGAGTGGGGTGGAGAGTATTGTAGAAGTGGGAAGTTGGAAAGGAAAAAGCACTCACGCTCTATTGTCTGCTTGCAAAGGAACAGTTTACGCCGTTGATCATTTCAAAGGAAGTCCTGGGGAAGTTGCCCATAAGGGAGTAAAAAATATTTATAAAGATTTTATTAAAAATGTCGGACATTTTAAAAACTTAAAAGTAATCAAGTCCGATTCTATAAAGGCGGCTAAGAAGTTTAAAGGAAAAGTGGATTTTGTTTTTATAGACGGAGCCCACGACTACGAGTCAGTTAAAAACGATATAAAGGCTTGGCTACCTAAAGCGAGGCTCATAATTGCAGGACACGATTTTCAATGGGCTGGCGTTCAAAAAGCCGTAACTGAAAAATTTGGATTTGTCCACCGACAAGACACAATTTGGTATAGAAAATTGAAATAATTTAAAAAATATGGCAGATAAAAAAATAACAGATTTAACTGAGTTAGAAGAAGCTTCAGCGGCTGGAGATTTGTTTGAATTAGTAGATATTTCTGATACTACTATGGCAGCAACTGGCACGAATAAGAAAATAACTACCACTAATTTATTAAGCGGATATGCTTTGCTGGCTGGACGATCAGGAGGGCAGACTCTAAAAGGTGGTTCAGCTATAACCGACATTTTGAAACTTCAAGGAACATCTGGAAACGGAACTTTAACTTCTCCGGCTATTCAGGCTTTGGTTGGAAATAATGGAGCAACTACGGCTTTGACTGTTTTAAATAACGGCAACGTCGGCATCGGGACGACGAGTCCTTCTGCAAAACTGGATGTTGTTGGCAACATTTTATCAACCACTACTTCAACTTCCAGTTTAATTAATGTTTCTTCTAAACTTATCGGCAATACTATTGCAGATGCAACTAATTATTTTAGAGCTGGGATGTTTCAAGCTTATGGAACAAATGGTGGTTTCACGAATAGCGGTTATTTGAAAGCGTTTGAGGCAGAGGCGTTGATACGAGATGCTGGAACAACTAATAGTGTTATTGGCGCAACTTTTTCTGTTGGAAATTATGCTACAGGAGGAACAGACCCATTAGCGACAATCAACTCTTTGTATGGTGCTCATTATGCTCTTTATAATCAACCTCTTTCAACCATAGGGACTGTCTATGGAAATCAAATTTCTTTGCCTAGTGCAGGAACGATAACTGGGGAAATGTTTGGTCTTAATGTAGCAGCAAATTCTTTAGCTTCTGGGACAAGTAAGTATGGTGTCTATATCGGAGCAATGAGTGGAGCAACGAACAATTATGGAATTTACTCAAATGGGGGAACAAATTATTTTGCAGGCAACGTCGGCATAGGGACGACGAGTCCGACGGCTAAATTGACGATTGCGGCGGGAACGGCGTCAGCTAGCACCGCCCCGATTAAATTAACCACTGGCGTAGTAAATACGACACCAGAAGCGGGAGCGGTGGAATACAATAATACTTTCCATTTAACTAATTCAGATGCAACCAGAAGACATATTGCAACTGCTCCCAATACAACCAAAGTTACCGCTGGAGCTCCCTACACAAATGACGGATATGTAGTTATAAATATCGGCGGAACAGATTTTAAAGTGATGACGACAGCATAATTAACTAATTTAAAAAATATGGAATACGAGAAAATAAGCGAAGTTGAATTGCAAGCGACAAAGCCAGTAGAAGTGAAAGAAGAAGTCAGCACTTATAAATACGATTTCTTGAAACAGCAGGAGCTAGACATTCTAAAGCAGAAAAATGACTTCGTAGAAGCCAGAAACAAAGAGCTGGTAGAAGTTAGGGCTTTGATTGCAAAATGTGAAGAGTTAGGAGTAAAAAGCGAGTTGGAAGTTGAATTAGCAAAAGAAATAGCTGAAGAAGAAATAAAATAATATGAAGCAGAAAATAGAAGATATTAAAAACTATATTCTTAACAGTATTTTACCTAGCAGGGACGCTCAAGAAATAGTTAAAACACTAAACGAAATTTTAGAAAAATTAGAAAAAAATAAGAAAACAGATAAATAATTTTAAATAGGCTCAAGCTCTTTTAAAAACGCTCTTTAAAAAGCAGGGCTGAAAGCCCGAAAATAAATGGCAATACGGAATAATACAAATAGAAAGGAAATAATCTAATGGCAAGATTATGGAGCTGTGGCTTTGAATTACAATCAGCAACTTCTGGCGTTGAGTGGGATACTAGCACTGGGGGCGTTTCTATTGATACCACTACTAAAAGAAGCGGGGCTGCTTCTTTTAGATGTAATCCGACTGCGGCAACTAAATATATAACCCACCAATTTACAATTGATGGGACAAAAAATTTATACTTTAGATTTTATTTGAGAATAGCGACTTCCACCAATGCACTAGATACTATTTTTGTTGTGAAAGACGGTTGGTATCCTACTAATATGATTGGCATTCGGTTAAATTCTGATAGAACATTAGAGTTGTGGGATGAATACTGGCCTGTGCAGATAGGCTCTGATAGCTCTGCTTTAGATACAGATACTTGGTATAGGATAGAAGTTTCATATACTTACGCTACTAATTCAGTTATAGCATATATTGATGGCGTTAGTTTTGCTACGGGTGCTTTAATGGTTGAGATGATGGCTACTACAGAGGGAGCTTTTTTAATGCTCGGTGCTACTACTACTACTACGGCAGATTTATATTTTGATGATATTGCGATAAATGATGATATAGGAACTTCTCAAATAGGACTTCCTGGCGAGGGTTCAATCGTCCATATGCACCCTAATGCTGCAGGAGATGCGTCAGCAACGACTGGAACTTATGCCGATGTTGACGAAGTTTCTCCCGATGACGCTACTTCTTATATTGAGCAGGACTCTATCGCTGAAGTTGATTATAATTTTGAGACTTCGGCTAGTGCTGGGATAGGTTCAGGCAATACCATAACTCTTGTTTCAATAGGAACACGCCAGCACCCAGAAACGGCGGCAGCGGCTGGCTGGAGAGGATTGATTATGAGTCAGTCAGGAGGAACGACTGCTTATGGGGATGCTAAAACTCACAACGATACGACTTGGAGAACTAACGGCGATGTTTTACCTCAGGTTTACTCATTGACTTCTTATACCGACCCGCAGGGAGGTGGAGCGTGGACAACCGCACTTTTGGACACTATGCAAGCTGGAATAGATGTAACTGACGCCACGCCTAATTTATTTATATCTACCATTTGGGCGTTAGTGGAATATGCACCGCAAGAGCCTTCCGTTACTATTAACGCTTCTATCCAGTCAGTCACTTTTTCCCAGCCAACTGCGACAATTATAGCTATTGATAAAGACGCTGTTATCACAGCTTCAATTCAATCTGTTACTTTCTCCCAGCCAACCGCAACGATTGTAGTTCCTACAAATTTTCCGACAGTGGAGGCTACAAATTACAGCCATGAAGCGACAGCTGTAACTAGCCACGATGTCAGCTTGCCTTCAGGTATTCAAGCGGGCGATTTATTGCTAGTAGTTTTTGGAAGTTATGTGGTTACGGCTATAACTACACCTAGCGGTTGGAGTAAAATCGGGGATACAGACGCTTATAGCACCTATATTCAAATGGCTCAGTTTTACAAGATTGCGGACGGAGAGGAAGGTGCGACAGTGGCGATTACAACTGCGGGAAGCACTAAATCTTCTGCGGTAGCTTATCGGATAACTGGTTTTGATAGTGCGACAGCTCCAGAAAAAGGAACAGCGGCGACTTCTGTAAATACCACGCCTAATCCGCCAAGCGTTTCTCCTACTTGGGGTTCAGACGACAACTTATTTATAGCGGTTGAAACAAACAGGATAAATTCGGCGGTAACCGCTTATCCGACAAATTATTCAGACAATCAAGTTAATGCGGTTAATAGCTCTAGCACGACAAGCTCCAGCACGGGTATTTGTTCAAGAGAATATGCGGCAAGTAGCGATGACCCTGGAACATTTACGATTGCTGCAAGCCGTTATGCTGTTGCGAATACTATTGTTATTAAGCCGTCCAGCGGAGCTACGTCAATACAAGTCTCCGCTTCTATTCAAGAGGCTACTTATTCCCAGCCGACAGCCACGATCACCGCCAAGAGAAGCACTTCAATTTCAGCTTCAATCCAAGCCTTTACTTCCAACTTGATTTCCGCAACTGTTTCCGCTGTCAGGAATGTCGCTTTAACCGCAGGCATTTTGACTGTTACTTTTACAGGGCTAGCTCCCGAGGTTACAGCAGAGACTTCAGTTCAAAATACGCCCGATGTTTTCTCTGCACAATTTAGCCAGCCCGAAACTTCTATTTCAGCCATTAGAAATATTTCTGTTTCTCCGACTATACTGGAAGCGACATTTAATTTAATCGCTCCCGATGTTTCAGGCACTATTGGGACAGTTAATATTACTGTTGAGCCGAATGTAGAGGAAAGCACTTTTTCAAACATTTCTCCGATAATTAAGTTAGGGGCAGGAGCAACCGCCAGCTTGCAATCCGTTGAGTTTTCAGTTTTAAGCCCGACAATTTCAGTTGCAAAAAATATCTTAATTTCCCCAGCCAATGAGAGACTTTTGGAAGAATGGTCGGCAAGATTATTAGAAGATGAAGGTAATCGTATTTTGGAATCAACAATAGCTTATGGGATACTTGTATTCAACCAACCAGAAACTTCTATTTTAGTTGTTAGAAATACTTCCGTTTCTCCCTCCACTCAAGCATTTACATTTTCTATATTACAGCCGTCATTATCTTATAATAATAATGAAGTAGTTGCGTTAAGCGTTCAATCTGTTATATTTAATTTAGTTACGCCGACTATTTCCAGCGTTAGGAATACCGTTCAAGATGTTGCGGTTCAGCCCATTCAAATAACCCTATCGGATGTTACAATAAATGCGGTTAGGAATGTAGTTATATCGCCAGAAGCCCAAACAGTTTTATTTAGTAATCCCACTCCTTCATTGCAATATCAGGATAACGAACAAGTTGCTTGTTCATTTCAAGCGTTAAATTTAAGTCAGCCCGTAGCGACAATTTCAGTCATTCGGAATTTAACTTATTTAGCCGAAACTCAGACAGCCGAATTTACTATTATTCAGCCCTCATTATCAATTCAAGATTCCGAGACAGTAAGCATTTCAGTAATTTCAGTAAGCATTTCAGTTATTGCACCAGAGATTATTACGCAAGTATCACCTACTATTTTATCTGATTGTCAGTTATTTACATTTACTCCGCTCTCGCCAGTTGTTACAGCGACAAAACAAATTCAATTTTCAGCGGAAAAACAAGCCCTTTCATTTTCAGTTAATCAGCCCGAGATTGTTATAAGCATTTACACGGATGCGGACATACAAACACTGACTATCTCTTTTCCCGTGCCGACTATTTCCGCTTATGGCTTAATCCCTTATTCTGATAAGTCAAGCCCTTATTCTAAAAAAGACAGCCCTTATTCTAAAAAAACAACTCCTTATAATCGTTATCGTAATTCTTAATTTAAAAATATGGCATACACTACCGAGACAGATATTGAAAATTATCTCTTAACTACAATAGATTCTTCTTTTTCATCTCAAATTTCTGATTGGATTTCCGTTGTTGAAAAATATATTGAAAACAAAACGGGCAGAGTATTTATTGCGGACACGACTGCAAGTGATAGGTGGTTTGACGGAAGCGGGGAAACGGATATGTATATTGATGAGTTTGTTGAAATTGACAGCGTAATTATTTATGATTCTCTTGATAATGTTCAATACACATTGACGGAAGATACTCATTATTTATCCTTTCCTTATAACGATGAATGCAAGAGGGGGTTAAGAACAAAATACTATAATACTTTAGGCTTTACTTATTTTCCATCAGGGATTAAGAATGTAAAAATTAGTGCCAAGTGGGGTTATTCTGTTGAAGTGCCTGATCCGATTAAATTTGCTGCGACTGTTTTGGTAGCGGGCATTATAAACTTCTCAAATCAATCAGAGGGAGAAGTCGCAAGCGAGAAAATTGGAGATTATCAGATATCATACAAAGATAATAAGCAGGCGGATGATTTAAAAAACGCTTTAGAAATAATAGGGCAATATACAAAACACGATGTCTAATTTATTAACAATGGATTTTGATACGGAACGATTGACTGCGATTGAGGAGACAAATAAAACAGAATACTCTAGTCATTTATCAGATCAGAGAGGAATGATTCAGCCATTCGGAAATATTGAAGATTTGGGCGGGGGGATTAAGATAGGGCAAGCCCATAGATTGTTTTGCGAGAGGATTGATATTGAAGTTGGCGACAAGGTTATTTATGACGATGTTGATTATATAGTAAAGACGATTAAAGATTTTGAATATGGTTGTTTCCCGCACAAGGAATTGTTAATAATTAAAATGTAGATATGCAGTTTAATATAAAAATTGACGGACTAGAAAAGCTAAGGCGGAAATGGAATTCTGCACCAGCTAAAATTAAGAAAATGACGCAAGACGCTTTAGTCCGTGCGGGTTATCTTGTAGAGGGCGAGAGCAAAAGAATTACGCCAGTAGACACGGGCAGACTGCGAGCAAGTATAAGTTTATCAAGTTCGTTAGCATTAAGAGCCGAGCCTCACGTAGTTATTAGTCCGCATACAAATTACGCATTCTATGTCCACGAGGGAACTCGTTATATGAAAGCACGACCATTTATGACAAAAGGTTATCACGCTGCGAAAAATAAAATTAAAAGCGAGATGAGAAGTTTATTAAAGAATGTTAATAAGGAATTAAAGTTTAATTAAATGTCAAAATTTGCTACTTATTCGCCGTTGATAAAATCAAAACTGGAAGCACTAGAAGAAAGTGAGGGAGTTTTACTTTTCAAAGAAGTGCGATACGGGCATAAAAAAGAATTCAGTGGATACCCGACTGCCGAATTTTATAAAAAAGCCAGCGAGGGAAAAGTTGAAAGCACTCACGAAAACGAAAGACAATGGCAATATACTTTACTTTTAATTTACGAATACAAGGGGCAAGCGACGCATGAGGAGATAGAAGCGTTAATGGATGAAACTGTTGATAGCGTAATGACTGCTTTTGATGAAGATCCGACATTAGGGGGGACTTGTATGTCTTTAGAAGTTGCACCCGTTAATTTTTATGATATAATATTGGAAGAGCCATTTGTCTTTGCGGAATTTACAATAACGATAAAAGATTTTGTAGATAGGAATTAATTTTTAAAATAATTATTATGAAATACAAAAACATTGCGGGAAAGGATTTATTTCTTAGGGGATATGGTTTAGTGAAAAAGGATAGCGAGGTTAATTCTGAAATTGAAATAAAAAATAAAAATTTTATAAAGGTCGTTGAAGAAAAAATAATTAAAGCTAATAAAACAATAAAGAAATGAGTTATTTTAAAGGAGACAGTGGATATTTAGCAATCGGGGTGCAGACTGATCAGGATACAGCGGTTATCCCCGATGTATTTATTCCACTACTAGAAGAAGACTTGACCAGCGATCCGAACAATGAAAGGGTTGAGCAAATTGTTGGTATAAACTGGAAATCAAATTTAATTTTACAGGGAAACCGAAGTAATAAAGGTAAGATTAAAATAAATGCTGATCCCGATAATCTCGGACACTTTTTAAATATGGCGATGTTAAAAGGATCAACAACGGGAGACACAGACGGATATACTCATCCCTTCACTGTTGACGCCGACAGCACGGATTATTACACTGTGGATATATTGAAAGGAAATTATGTTCATAGATTTGTAGGCGTTCAGGCGACAAAATTAAATTTTTCATTTGAAGATGGAAAGTTGATACTGGAAGCCGAATTAGTCTCAAGGGCTAAATTTAATTACGGGACTTTAAAGACTGCTTTAACGGGGGCGGGAATGACTACGGTTGAGTTTGATGAGGAATTTGATCCCGAACCTTGTAAAGGATTAGTAGCTGGCGATGTTATTCAGACTTGGGCAAGTGGAGTTGCAACGAATGTTACAGTGGCGACTGTGGCTGCTGATTATAAGTCAATCACTTGTGCTTCTACGACTGTGACTGCTAGTGCGGGTGCTTTGATAACTTTAAAAGAACAAACTCCTAGCTATTCATCTTTAAAGAGACCATTTAGATTCGGACAAATGCTTGTGGGAATTGGAGCAAATGAAACAGCCTCCACTTCAGCTGCGGGAGCTTATGCGACAGCTACGCCAGTTGATGAATTGACTTTTGAATTTGATAATCAGATACAAGAACACCATGCTAGCGGAGACAATAATCCTTTATTATTACTTGGGATACCCGATGCTTCTGTCAAGATTAAAAAATTATTTGAAACCGCCGAAGATATACAGCAATGGAATGATATTGCTAAAAAGGCGATAACGATTATTATAACGGGCGATGAAATTAACGACAGCGATACCTATTCAGCTTTAACGATTAAACTGTATAATGTAAAGCCAAATAAGGTTGATAATAAAATACAGGTCGGAGAATATGTTTTTGATGAAACGGAATTTAATGTTGAATATGACGATACAGCGAGCAAGGCGGTTGAAATTACATTAGTTAACGAAACAGCGGGGACAGACTACTAGTAAACACACCTGAGACGCTACCTAATCGTCTCTGCGAGGTTTTTGTCAGTTAGAGGCACAACTACACCACCTAATCAAAATAAACGCTTAAAACACAAAATATGGAATATAAAAGACCAACTAAAATAATTGATTTGCCGAGTGGGAAAAAGGTTGAGATTATTTCTTATTTTTCCAAAAATGAAGTTGAAGAACTACAATCAGTTTTATTGAAAGGTAAAAAACTATCTGTTGGAAAAATAAATGAAGCTAATAAAAGTGATAAGGGTAGAGCTGAATTGTTAAATGATATAGAGTTTGATTTATCCGAAATGTCAAAAGCCGATAGATTAGCTAGGGAATTTGCAGTAAAGAAATTGATTGATGTTGACGGTAAGGAATATGAATCAACTCCCGACGGATTAAATGATTTCTTAGATGAAAATGATGGAACCGTCTTAACTTCGGCAATTAATGAAATGAGTAAAAAAAAACCGACAAAGGTAAAATCATAAAAGCATTGTTAACTCCCAATAGCGGAATTGTTTCAAAAGAATATATAAGATATTTTATCTGCAAGAAAATGGGTTGGGATTATTTTACATATATGTCCCAACCTTCATTTTTTATAGATGAAGTGCTTGATTGCATTGAAGCTGAAATTTTAGTTAAAAAAGCATTAAATAAAAAAAATGGCAAATGAGCAAAGTCAATTAGATATAATATTAAGACTAAAGGATGAGTTTTCCAATAAATTAAACTCTGCTAGCAATAATGCTAATTCTTTTAGTAGTAAATTATCTTCAGGCTTCAATTCAATGGCGAACGCTGGAAAAATTGTTGCTGGAGTAATTACGGGTGGTGCTGTTGCTCTTGGTGCTTTTGGAGCGAAAGCGGGGATGGCTTCTGCGAGAATAAGTGAGCTTGAGCTTGTTTTAGGGGCTGTCGCTAAGGCTAATGATGTTGGTATTGAAAAAGCACAGGGAACTGTAGATCAGTTAAGAAATTTTAATATCGCACATAAGCAGGCATTGGAAATTACGAACCTCTTTATGCAGGCTCAGCTTGACTTAAATGATGCAGTTAAACTTGGAAATGTCGCAAAAGATTTGGCTGTTATTGGTGCTATGGACTCTTCCGAAGCTACAAAGGTTTTAATTGAAGCTGTTTCCTCGCAATCCAATATGGCATTAAGGCAATTTGGAATTATTAAAAACCTTGATGATATTTATGATGAATATGGGGAAACAATTAATAAAGCGGGGGATGACTTAACTGAAACAGAAAAAAAACAAGCATTCTTAAATGTAATTTTTAAGCAAGGAGAGAATGTCGCCGGAACTTATGACGCTGCCATGGAATCTGTTAGTAAAAGATACCGTTCGTTAACTGGGCGTGTTATCCCGGACTTTATCGCACAAGTTGGAAAAGCATTTGAGCCAACCTTAATAGTAATTATTGATAAAATTTCCGAAGCTATCCACCGAATGTCTGATTGGGTTGAAAATAATGGGGAAACCTTTAAGAGGTGGGGAGAAACTTTGGCGGAATGGTTTAAGAAACTTATGGACTTTAGCGGACAAGCGTTAAACCACTTAAAACCCGTATATTTAAAATTAAAAGAATTTTTTGATGAAATGGAAAACAGAAAAGCGACAATAGTTGGTGTGATTACTGTTTTAACTTTAGTGTTTGGAGCTTGGGCTATTTCAGTTATTGCCGCTATTACTCCGATAATTTTAATTATGACAGCTGTTGGAGTGACTGCGGGATTATTGTATAGAATATGGACAGAAAATTGGGGAGGGATACAAGACAAAACACAAGCAGTTATGCGGGCGGTTGTTGGATTTTATAATGAATATCTTGTTCCATGGTGGAAAGAATTTAAAGAGGGATTAAATAAGGCGGTAAAGCTTTGGAAAGAAAACTGGGACGCTATCAAGGTTATTTTTCAAGGCGTTTGGCAAGTTATATATAATGTTTTTAAAGTGGCTTGGGCTTTATTATCAGGTTCAATAAAAATCGGAATAGATATCTTTACGGGAAATTGGAAAAAGGCGTGGGAAGATGTAAAGGATACATTTGAAAAAGTTTTTAAGGGTATTTACAATATTGGGGCGGGAATTTTTGAATCTATTATTGGAGCTTTGGCTGCTATGGTTAATGGGGCGATTGATTTGTTAAATGAATTAATAGCGGGAATAAATAAATTGCCTGGAGTTGATATTGGGAAGATGGGTAAAATTAAGCCATCGGATTTAATGAGTTATATGCCAACGCTTGCCACGGGAACCAACTTTGTTCCGAATGATACTTTAGCGATGATACATAAAGGCGAGGCGATAATCCCCGCAAGGTATAATCCCTATGCGGGAGGAACAGCGGGAGGCGGGATTACGATAAATATAAATGGCGAACAGCATTACTATAATGACCAGAGTGTTGATTTGTTGGTAGAAAAAATAAAAGGAGTGTTATCCCGAGAGCAAGAAAAGGCACAATGGGGGTTAGCTTAATTTTTTAAAAAAAAGAATGGATTACACATTTAACAGTTTAAATTTAAACGACAAAACAAATTATTGGATTATTGAAAGCAATCACGATAGCGTGGCTGATCAAGATTTGAATGTGCAAAAATTAGCGAGGACTAACGACAGCGTTGTTTTACGAAAAAATTATAATACTAAAAAAATAACAGCCAGCTTAATTGTAAAGGATACTTCAAGAGACAATCTTGACAGCCGATTGGATACAGTCAGACAAACGATTGAGGCGGTTGATAAAAACCTTGATATTGAATATGCGAGTGGCACAAGGAGATATGTTAGCACGGGTAGAGTAGTTGGGATAGAGGAACGGAAAAACACCTGGGCAAGATTAAAATTAGAATTTACTTGCTATAAAGCGTTTGGCGAGGATACTGCTGACACGACAGAAACATTTGCGGATAAAACAACTAGCCCATATGAAGATGATATTGAAATTGGCGGGACAGCTCCCGCCCAGCCCGACATTACAATCACGATTGATACTTTTACGGGGACGGGAGATAAGTATATTCAGATTAAAAACTTAGGAAACCTTGATTATGTAAAGGTGACTGTTGATGATTGGGCGGAAGACGATGTTATTATTATATCTACCCGAGAAAAGAAAATTACAAAGAACGGGACAGTTGTTGAATATTTGGGGATTATGCCCGAGTGGTTGCCTGGCGATAATAATTGGGAGTATTCGGATGATCTTGACGCAAGACAGGTTGACATAGAGTTTAGTTATAAGAAACGCTATTTTTAGTTTATGAAAAGATATAAATATGATGTGTATGAATCAGACGGAACTTATATAACAACGTGGAGCGATGTTATCAGCGAGCCGAGTTTTTCAAAAAATATAAATGGCGGATTAGGAGAATGCAAGATTGTGTTGGCAAGATTGGCAGACGATTTTGGGGAAAGTGATGATGTTACTTTTAACAATCAAGTTATTATAAGATGTTTTGACACCGATACGAATGACGGAGTAATTGTTTTCAATGGATTTATTTCAGGGTATACCCCCGTTTTGGAAAAAAACGATGAGTATATTGAGGTAAATGTATTAGGATATGTTCAGGAGTTATCAGGCGTTGAATTATTAGATAACGGGACGGGGATAAATGAAACGCCGACACTTAATAACACGACAGTTGAATACGCCAGCCAAGATCCAAGTGATATTTTAAAAGATGTGATTGATAAGTATAATGACATTACGGGAGTTTATGGAAAAATAAATTATGCGGTGGATAGCATTGACGACACAAGTTTATCAGTTAGCTATATTTTTAAGTCAGTTTCAATTTTGGAAGCGATTGAAAAAATTGTTGCGATGTGTCCAGCTAATTGGTATTGGTATTTGGATGAAAATAATATAATTCATTTACACCAGTTTTCCATTACTTCAGAGCATACTTTTTATGTGGGCAGGGACATTCAGGAAATCAAGCCGTATAAAAGAATTGAAAATGTTAAAAATGTTTGCTATGTAACGGGAGGGGATAACTCCGGAGAAAATCATTTTAGAAAATATGACAGATCCGCAAGCATAACCGCTTATGGGAGAAAAGTTATTTGGATAGAGGATAACCGCCTAACGGATGCGGATACAATGCAAGCCTTCGCCGATGCGGTGCTTGATAGACAGGACGAGCCAGAGGTTAGAACGCAGATTACGATAGTTGATAATAATACTGCTGAAAAAATAAGAGATACCTCTTTAATCGCTCATTATAAATTTGATGAGGGTTCAGGAACGGAAGCGGTTGATTCTCAAAACGGATTAAATGGAACAATAACGGGAGCTACTTATGTGGGTGGTAAAGACGGGTATGCTTTAAGTTTTAATGGCACAAGTGATAAGGTTGTTGTCGCTTACGATGACAAACTTGCTCCGACTGAGGAATTATCTTTTGGTTGTTGGGCATATCGTTCAAACTGGACGGAAGCAACTGCTAGGTCAATTATTTCAAAAACAGAATCGGGGGGTTATTTATTACAATGTGTCAGTGGTTATATTAGAGGGTTTATTTTTCTTAATGGTGCATACAAAAATCCTCAATATGCCCTTGCAAATTTATCAGTAGGGTGGCACCACTTTTTTGTTACTTGCGATGGAAGATATTCAAAATTGTATGTGGACGGAGCTTTGCAATCTACAGTAGATGCTGGAGCAACTTATCCGATTTATTATAAATATGAAAACGCAATGGGGATAGGGATAGAAGCGACTTCGGGAGATACCCCGTCGGGAAGTTATTTTGATGGAAAAATTGACGAAGTTAAAATCTACAATAAGGCTTTAACACAAAATGAAATTACTGAGATATTTGAAGATGATTTTATTGAAGGAAATGGGATGGGCTATGATATTGAATCAATCCACCCTGGCGACACGGTTAATGTTTTAAATTTTCTCTCAAAGAAAACTTATACCCAGTGGGGCAGTGCGATATGGGGGACGGATGTTTGGGGATATGATATTGCGAATGTGACTGCGGTTAGTGTGAATATTATAAAGGTTGACTATATACCAGACTATATTAAAATAGAAGTGAGCTCTATGCTTCCGACAATAACAAGGGGTATTAATGAGTTAAGGCGAAGACTTGAATCGCAAGCGACAGTTAATAATCCCGACGCACCAACTTAATGAATTATTTAAAGTGTCCGATAACGGGCGAAACAATTTTAAAAATTACTCCAAAAGGAATTTTTCAAAGAGTTAATTACTCCGAGATATTTTTTAAATTGAATGACGGGAGTAAAATGAGAATTGCGGTTAGTAAAAATGCTAAAAAAAGTTTAACCGAAAAACAAGCGGATGACTTATTTTCAAAAATAAATAAAGACAGAATAAACAGAATAAAAACGAAAGCGTTAGATGAAGATGTAAAAAACAAACAGTTAAAAAGAATTACTGATTTAAAATATAATTTAATAGAAGATAGGGGGGGCTCTCTATTTAAAAAGAACTAGCATGGCAATTACAAAATCTTATACTTTTACAAACGGAACAACGATTGATCCCGATGAAGTTAATCAAAACTTTGACGATGTGTTAGATGAGATTAAGGGGGCTCATCATCAGGACGCTGACGGAACTTTAATTGTGCCTGCGGACATAAATACCGATTGGGGGTTAGTTCCAGTTGGCGGAATTATTTTGTGGAGCGGTTTAATTTCAGCGGTTCCTAGCGGATATGCTTTTTGCAACGGAAGCGATGGCACGATTGATATGAGAAATAAATTTGTGATTTGCCCTGGGCAAGATAGCGGGGGGACTTATGATACAGCCGACACGGGCGGAAGTGCGACTATCAATATCGCTCACACTCACACAGGTCCCTCGCATACGCATTCAATAGCTAATGACTCCATAGTTCACAACCACTGGATGAAAAATCATACACACGGATATTCAGGCACGACTTCTACTGTTGGTTGTAATCAGCAAGTAGGTAACCCAAACGAAGAAGATAGCTTAGGGGTAACTCACTCACATACTTATTCTGGTAATACAGGGGCTCCAAGTGATAATACTAGCGATAATGCTACTGTAAATCATAGTCACGGAGGAGCAACTGGCTCAGCTGGAACAGGCAACACGGGATCAGCGTTAAGTGCGAGCCAGTCTGTATTAAACCCCTATCGGGCGACTGTTCTTATTCAGAAAACTTAATTAACTAGCCAAATATTTAGCCCCCCTACTTTTGTTTGGCTAGTCAATTAAGTCTGCTAAAAAAAATTATGAAAAAATTAAAAAAAGTTTTAACTAGTAATCAGGCGAAAACATTTTATTGGGGAACAGCCAACGGAATAATCGCTTTAGCCATCTTGTATTGTAGCGATTTAAATTGGGCGTATGCTCCAGTGCTGATCGCAGGATTGAATATGTTAACGAAACATATTAACACAAAATATCTATGACTGAAAACGAATGTGCGAGCAAGCAGGACAAATGTTTTAGAAAAAACATCAAGCCTATCTTGGACGAAATGAACCAAAAGTTGGATGCGGTGCTTCCAACGATAAAAGAAATAAACAACTTAAAACAAGCGTGGCAAATCACAGGCTTTATTGGAAGTTGTGTTGTGAAGATAGTTATTGGAGTAGGTATTATAATCGGTGCTTGCTATTCAATCCGCGCTTGGATTAGGGGAGAGTAGGATTGGATTAAAAAATAAAGTTCTTTGTAAAACTAATGTCAAGTAAGGAGAATTAGATTGTCAACCTATTGTCAAGGAGGACGAAATGAAACTTTACTTTCACTGTATTGTGTGCGAGAAGAAGTGGGGCAATCCGAAAGGAATGATTATAAAAACTTTTTGCCCGAAATGTTTTAGGTTAATTAAAGAAGAACGAGAAAGGAGGCAAAATGAAACTGATTTTTGTGGATGTCCGAAATGAAGAAAAGGTTGGTTGTTATCAGGAGGACGGTAGAGTTTATTACTGCTGTGAAAAAAAGTGCTTTCAAGACAAGGTAGAGTGTCCGCCAGAAGACGCCGA